ATGCCTGCCCCCGTCGTCCTGATCCTTGCGGCCGGGCGTGGAGAGCGCTTTCTCGCCTCCGGGGGAAATACCCATAAGTGTATCGGCTGGCGTCAGTCCCCGGAGGTTGCGCCTTATCGCTGGCCATTTGAAGAAAACGGGAGAACTTTCGACCTTGCGATTGAACCGCAGATTACGACTAATGATCTGCGTCTGATGTTGAGGCTGGCTCTTGCCGGCGGAGGAATAACAATTGCCACTCAGGAAACTTTCAGGCCATATATTGAAAGCGGTAAGCTTGTATCGCTGCTTGATGACTTTCTTCCACAATTTCCGGGCTTCTATCTGTATTTCCCACAGCGTCGCAATATTGCACCAAAGCTCCGCGCCCTGATTGACTACGTCAAAGAATGGCGGCAGCAATTGGTTTAAATAGCTGCACCTGCACTGCCTGATGTCAGAACAGTATTTTGATGAATTGCCAAGGTTACAATGGCACAAATGCGGCACAGGAGGAAACGTGGTGTATTTAAATATGGGGTAACTCTTTGATTTTAATGGTGCGATAATAGGAATGAATATTAAAAGTTAAGACATTGATTTATAATAGATTATTATATTCAAAAAATATAACTATACACATATCTATACACACTGCGCGCATCGCTTGTTTTTTACACAATTAAAAGTAAGAAAAAAGTTTTTTTTCGAAAGAACTGTTCACACTGTTCACCTTTCTTTTGTCTCCTTTTATTTCAGAGTGATAGGTGGTGAATAATGGGTGAAGGGTGAACATTCGATTCTTCACCTCCGGCATTCTGCCGGTGTGACTCATACCGGTGATTAATCCCCCATACTGAAATCACACAGGGAGAAAAAAAAGTTTTTTTTGATTTGATTGTTCACACTGTTCACCTTTCGTTTTTCTCTTTTAATTTCAGTGTGATAACGGGTGAATACACGGTGAAGGGTGAACAGTGGATTGTTCACCTTCGGGGAATTCAGGGATAAAAAAAGACCGGCAGATGCCGGTCAGATGAGTCATGATGGTCAGGTTGTCGCAGGGTCGTCACATTTTGGCAGCCAGTCGCCGTAGCTTTCCTCTTTCAGCGTCAGGTTGGTCTGTATCCCCTGTTTGGTATGGCGCTTCTCGTAATTCAGTCCGTATTCCTTCAGCATCACCGGCAGCCCCAGCCCGAACATTTTCAGACTGAGTACATTCCGGTAGCCGTTTGCCTCCATGTAGGCCAGATAGGCGTGATAGAGGTATTTACGGTAATTGCGCGGGATGATACTGGCGTTCCCCATATACATGCCGCTGGTCTGCGGCAGGGTTTCCAGATAGCCGATAAAATCAAACGTCGGGTCGGCATCCCGTTTGATGTTCAGCGCCTCGTATGAGTTCTGCTGGGACTGAAGCAGTGACCGGGCGAGCATCGGGTCGCTGAACTTCTGCATCAGGTGACGCACGATGACCGCCAGCTCGCGGGTGATTTTGTCCTTAAGCTGCGGGTCGCGCTCCTGCGGGGCTATCTGTTCCGGGAAGTGAATAATCACCCGCCGGCGTGACACGCCGCCGCTGCGGTCGGTGAAGCGCATCGGGTTATTGTTCACGGCCAGAATTACCGCCGGGATATGCGTGGAGTATGCATCCCGGTATTTCGGGTCAACGGACACCGCATCGCCGCCGGTGATGGCCTTGAGTCCGGCACCGTCGCCGCTCCATTTTTCCTGGTCCGGCAGGCGTATCAGTGAGAAGCCAGTTAACGCGGCACGTTCACGCGGGGATTCCAGCGTCTCGATGGTGGCCGACGTGGCGTTATCCTCCCCGGCCAGCAGGGTGGCTATTTCGGCCATGATACTTTTGCCGCTGCCGCCGGGACCGGTCACCTCCAGAAAGAGCTGCCAGTCGTAGCGGTTTGCCAGCACCATAAACAGTGCGGCCAGAATCACGTCGCGTTTTTCCGCACGACCACCGGCGGCACGGTCAAGCCAGCGCCAGAACGCGGGGGCGTGGGTTTCCAGCGTTTCCCCTTCCACCGGCGGGGTGAAATCCACATCGCACAGGGTGCGCATCCAGTGTGACGGACTGTGCGGGTGGAACGTGCCGCTCTGCGTGTCGAGCACGCCGTTACGAAAGCCAATCAGGCGGCGGGAGGGGGCTTCCTGCTGCGGAATAATCAGCTTCAGGGTGTCCACCACGGAGGCCACCTTCCCGGAGGAGAACGGCGCGCGCAGACGCTGAAACAGCCCGGCCACATCCCGGGCAAAGTCCTGTGGCGGCAGCACCTTCCAGACACCATTTTCATAGCGGGACAGAAGCTGGCCGTTGGCATCGACCGCGAGCGCCTCGCCGTAATGCTCATAGATACGCATGGCCTTTTCGCTGGTACTCATGGCGGAAAACTCCGCTTCGCTCATGGTGTCGAACGGGCTTTCAGCCGGTGGCCGGATGGCATCATAAATGGCCTTACGGGTGGCTTCCCCGCCGTACTGCGTGAAGGCATCATTCCAGTCACCGAAGACCGGCGGCAGGGCAACAACACCTTCACACGCATCTGCGGCTGCGGCGGCTTTTGTCTGGCCGTCACCGCTGAGGTCACGGTCAGCAGCAAGGACAATCTGACAGGCCGGATGCTTCTGCCGGGCAAGGCTGGCCAGAGAAAGGAGGTTCACGGAAGAAAGCGCCACCATCACCGTTTCACCGGTCAGGTGATGCACGGTAAGTGCGGTCGCGTATCCCTCCGCTATCCACAGACGTTTTCCGGCCTGATTCTGTCCTTCAAGGGTGTGACAGGTGCCCCTGACCTGTCCGCCTTTCAGGGTGCGCTTACGGCCGTCAGCGCTGATTAACTGAAGGTTAACCAGTTCGCCGCTGTCGTCATACAGTGGCACCACAAGGTCACCGGCGCACCAGCTCACGCCACCGGCTCTGTGTGTGCCGGTCAGCATCCGGCATTCCCGGCCGGGAAAACCCTTGCGGGTCAGGTAGGCGTTACCGGTTCCGGGACGGGTTTTCGCCATCAGGGTTTGTGCCAGTGCGGCGGCGTTCTTCCGGGCAGCGTCTGTTTCAGCACCGGCGGCGGCCGTCACTGCCGGGTCAGCCGGGGGCAGACAGCCGGTCACGGCAGCCACCTTTGCGGCCGCGTCGGACGGGGAAACACCAAACACCTTTTCAACCAGTTTCAGGCCGTCACCGGCACCACACTGATTGCAGTACCAGGTGCCGCGCCCCTCCCTGTCATCAAAACGGAAGCGGTCACTCCCGCCACAGACCGGACAGGGCTGATGACGGTTTTTCAGCACCTGAATCCCCAGCGCCGGGAGAATACGCGGCCAGTGGCCGAGCGCATGGCTGACGGTGGCGGTTACGTTCATTTTCATGGTGTTGTTCTCCTTCAGTGCAGTACCGGCGCTTTTATGTGACGGGCACAGAGTTCATCCATCACAACCAGCCCGAGAAAGGACAGCGACGGCGCGGCCTTCAGGGGGCCGGATTCCATTAAATCTTCCAGCAGGGCACAGGCTATCTGACGCCCTTTTTCCTCACCGTGCTGGCGCAGATAAAAGCCCTCCAGCTCAGCGGCGATGGCCGCCTCCAGTGACTCAAGGGTGAGATGCGGGTAGCGGTGCTGACGTTCGCACACGGTCAGCCAGGCACAGGCGACAGCGCGACGGTAAAGGGCAGCGCGTAAGACGGGCGGTACCGCGATTCACTGACGTCAGCCTCCGGCAGTATGAAACGCCCGAAAAGAATGCTTGTTACCGGATATTGTTGTCGGAGATGTAAAGGCCTTGCACTGTCAAGAACATCGCGGCGTCTGTCTCAGGAAGTCACCGAGCGTTTTTATGTGTGCACGGATCCGGGCTGTGGTCTGGTGTTTAAAACGCTTCAGACCATCAACCGCTTCATTGTCCGCCCGGTCACGCCGGACGAACTGGCAGAAAGCCTGCATGAAAAACAGGAACTGCCGCCAGTACGCTTAAAAACACAATCATATTCGCTGCGTCTGGAATGAGGGCTGCCGGTTAACACCGGCCGTCGCCGCACACCGTATTTTTATTCTTCAGCATGATGAGAAAGAGATAACGATGGAAAGCACAGCCTTACAGCAGGCCTTTGACACCTGTCAGAATAACAAAGCAGCATGGCTGCAACGCAAAAATGAGCTGGCAGCGGCCGAACAGGAATATCTGCGGCTTCTGTCAGGAGAAGGCAGAAACGTCAGCCGCCTGGACGAATTACGCAATATTATCGAAGTCAGAAAATGGCAGGTGAATCAGGCCGCCGGTCGTTATATTCGTTCGCATGAAGCCGTTCAGCACATCAGCATCCGCGACCGGCTGAATGATTTTATGCAGCAGCACGGCACAGCACTGGCGGCGGCACTGGCACCGGAGCTGATGGGCTACAGTGAGCTGACGGCCATTGCCCGAAACTGTGCCATACAGCGTGCCACAGATGCCCTGCGTGAAGCCCTTCTGTCCTGGCTTGCGAAGGGGGAAAAAATTAATTATTCCGCACAGGATAGCGACATTTTAACGACCATCGGATTCAGGCCTGACGCGGCTTCGGTGGATGACAGCCGTGAAAAATTCACCCCTGCGCAGAACATGATTTTTTCGCGTAAAAGTGCGCAACTGGCATCACGTCAGTCTGTGTAAAATTCCCCGAAAATCCGCCCGTTTTTACTGAAAAAAGCCATGCATCGATAAGGTGCATGGCTTTGCATGCGTTTCCCTGCCTCATTTTCTGCAGACCGCGCCATTCCCGGCGCGGTCTGAGCGTGTCAGTGCAACTGCATTAAAACCGCCCCGCAAAGCGGGCGGGCGTGGCGGGGGGAGCATTGCGCGCTAAGGCTGATATTATAATTTTCTTTAATTCTATTTGGTATTTTGGCTTTATTCGTCAGAAGGAACGTTTAGAAATAGACCACTACAATGGATTGTAGCGGTCTGCATGATATCTAGCGTTGCATTTCAGTTACTATGAAATTTTCTTCTGTAATAGAATTCATTATCTCAAAGTACAATTCTTCAGGTTGAATAAACGCCAACTCTTTGCAAAGGTTGACAATGGTATCACTATAAGTGATACCCATCCGAGGATTGAAAAGCTCAAATCTCTTGATGTTTCTTTTGTTTTTTGAGTAAAAGTTTAAAGTGAAATATATTAGCACCTGTCTAAGATCGTAAACACTAAACTTCCTATCTCCTGATTTTATTTCCACAAGAACATTTGAATAATAAATATCGCCATATGAATTATTTATTACTCCGCATCCATCGAATTGTGGAGACACTTCAATTTGGTTTTCCATTCCATATCGAGACAAAATGTTTCTTGCTATTTCCCTTATGGCATTGTACTCAACCATGCTTAAGGGTAGCTTGAAGTTAGAACCGTAAGCGAACCGCTGTAGATATTCTTTTGTTTTTTCAAAAACAACCTGAAAATCAGCATTATGGAAGATATCATGTGCTGAAAGAATATTTCTGTCTAACGAATCATTCTGTATTGCCCTATATAAATTAAATGCGCACTCATTAACAAAGACGTTATTTGACCTATTAGCGCAGTCATCTAGAGGAGGATAAACGTCCTCGATGAGACTGCCGTTAATGATGCGTATGAAATTATTAGCATTTGGAAGCAATTGATTCCAAAATGAAGTGAATTTTCGAGAAAACGTTAATTCAGATATCATAGCGCATCCTCAAGATTTCTTGCGGTATGCCTTTTACTTGCCCAATCCCTGTAAATCACCTCTACAAAGTTGAATGTTTTCTTATTATGCTCTCTCCAGTGCCGTCCTTCATCACCTAAGATGTAACTGGAAACGATCAATAGTCTTCTCTGCAACGGATGCATTGCAGAGAAATTTTTTTTGATATCAGAAAGCCATGCGTAAGAATTAATTTTTGCCATTGACTGTGTAACTATGTTCTTGACTAAGATGCTTTCTGGATTGTTATTGTATATTTCACTAAGGATTAGGGTGGATTTTTCTGAATTTTCTTTTGAGAGCATTCGGGCTACATAGGCTAAGTTGAGCTCAGTACTCAAAATATATGAATCTTGTTTAATTAGTGCAGTTATTTTATCAAGAATAATATCTTTGGTTTCTGTGCTTAATTTTTGCCAGTTGGAGTTAGCTACTTGAATTATAGTTGTAAATATTGGATATAACTCATGCAAGTTATTAAACATTACTTTGAAAGCACTACTTATTATTTCATCTGATGTTGCTGAGAATGCCTTTATCAAATGCTTGCTAAAAGATTGGTTAATTTTTGATTTTTGTAACTCACTACTCAGCATAGCTAACAAGTCAAAATCTTTTAAAGATTCCTTTATCTCTTCATATTCCTCTATCGCATTTGCTGAGTAAGGATCGAATCTTATAGGAAGACTCATAAATTTAGCCTTCATAGGAGATTCTTCATCTTCATCATTACCATGCAACTTAGCTTTAGTTACTGAAAGGAACTCTTCTTTAGTAACAATATTGGTTTTTTGTTTCTGTAAAGTTAGCCCTTCATTTTCCATCAGTTTTTTACTAAGCAAAGTTAAAATCTTATGAGCATCCTCTCTAGAGTTACAAAAAATAACAAAGTCGTCGACATAACGCTTATAGTTGATTCTATTCATAGACAATAATTTATCAATAGAATCTAGAGCTAGTTCTGCTAATATTCTAGAGGCAGGACATCCAACTGGTACTCCATATGATTTTGTTTCACTAAATGTCTGTAGTAATTTCTTGATTTTCCCAGAGTAATCTTTATTGGGGTCGACTCTATCTAACGCATTTTCTAAACGGTGGTGATAAATACGCGGATAGAAATCTGCTATATCGCATGTAAGTACATACTTTATTTCATCGTTAGAACATTCAGAGATACTGTCTTCTTGATATTTTCTCCAAGAGATCTCTTTATCAAAAAGAGAACCATCAGCAAGGTTTGGTTTAAAGCGATATGAATAAACCTGCGTTTTAGTAGATCTATTCCTTTCAATATCATCAGCGATTTTTAAAACTAACCCAAGAAAAAAAGCATTCCAGAATGGATCAATTTGGGTCGCCCACCTGTAACCATAATAACCAATACTTGAAAAGCTATTAATTATGTTTGGTGGAATCTCGATCCTTTTATTTTCAAAGTCATTAAATGTTTGCATTAATGCAGTTTTTACTTTCTCCTTATCATCTTCAAATAACCGACTTTCAAATGGGTAAGGGAAAATATCTGTATCGCCGTGCTTTATAATATTTTCCAATGCAAGCTCAAAGCAATTTTCTAGTTTACTACTATCAAACTCGTTACTCATTCACATTCTCCTTAATAAAAATATAATCTGAATACCACTGCATCATATCACGGCGTTTATCAATATATTGAGCATGATTATACGTACCTCTAATATTATTCTTATCTATATGAGCAAGCTGTATTTCTATCCAAGCCGAATCATATCCTTTTTCGTGGAGGATAGTAGATAAGGAATGTCGAAATCCATGACCAGTAAGTTTTCCACCATAACCAATACGCTTGATAACTTGGTTAATACTCGCCTCACTCATAGGCTTGTTCGGATCGTTCCGCCCCGGAAAAACATAACTATACTTCCCTGTCATCATCTTGAGTTCATTTAGCAAATCTAACGCTTGAGTCGACAAAGGCACAAGGTGTGATCTGCGCATTTTCATCCTTTCAGCAGGAATTTCCCAAATAGCGTTATCTAAATCAAATTCTGACCATAATGCCGCACGTAATTCGATGGTTCTAACACCTGTAATCATGAGCAATTTCGTGGCAATCAGGACAAGCCGACTTCCGGTATATCCGTTTAAGGCGCGAAGAAAATCAGGTATCTCATTAGCCTTTAAGAACGGGAAATGATTTGATTGGTGTACATTGAGGGCGCTTGAAAGATCCGCAGCAGGGTTAAACTCAGCCCTTCCAGTAGCAATGGCATAGCGGAAAACTTCTGAGCATCGCTGCCGAACTTTGCGCATTTTTTCTAATGCACCGCGCTTTTCGATTTTACGCAGCACATTAAGCAGTTCTAGCGGTTTAATCTCTCCCACTGGCCTTGTTCCCACATAAGGAAAAATGTCGTTCTTAAACGCTTCCATGATGTCTGATGCATATCCCGCCGACCATTTGGTAGACTTCTGTTGATGCCACTCTCTGGCTATCTTTTCGAAGGCGTTCTCTGACTCTGTTTGCAGAGCCAGCTTTTGCTCTTTTCGAACCTCACTAGGGTTCTTTCCTTCTGCCACAAGTTTTCGAGCTTCATCACGACGGGAACGAGCATCAGCAAGAGTGATCGTTGGGTAAACACCAAGCGAGATCATTTTGGGTTTACCGGCATAGCGATAACGAAATCGCCAGCTTTTACTTCCATTTGGCTCTACAAGTAAAGACAACCCTTGCCCATCCCCAAGTGTATAGGCTTTAGCTTCAGGTTTAGCACGGCGAATCTGCATATCATTTAGGGGCATGTGTATAGAATTCCAAAATCGAACAGGAACATATACATAATCCTATACACATTTAGTACTGGATTCTACTGGAAAGTTATGGACTAATACGAACAGTAAAAACAAAAAATCTTTTATAAAACAGTGCGGTTATGGATAAATACGGATGTTTGAAGAAGTGGAGATGGTGCCGATAATAGGAGTAAAACACTCGATTAATCTCGTGTTAATGCCATCACCTACGACCATTACTAATTGATTGAATCTTATAGAAAAATCATCATTTTCTATGCGTCACAATCAATTTTCACATTACAAACGCTCCGACACTTTAGCCGGAGATTTTATGAGATACAAGCCTAACCAATACTTAATCTGTGATTCTTACGGTAACTACTATTTAAGGATCACGCTGCCTGTGTATATGCAGCCCTTTTTTGAAGGAAAAAGGACGTTTGTCAGAAGTCTACACACAAGTAATCTTCGTGTTGCACGTAGAAAGCGTGATCAGATTGCAGATGAATACCATTGCTTACGGGAGAGTGTTGCCCCTGTAAACAGCACAATAGAAAACACGCTGGAACTGTTACGCAGTAAGGCTAAATACGCCAAAACAGCTACCAGAGTGCAAGATACAGCGTCTTCGTGTCCGTCATTGCTTAAAATTCTTGAAATCTACCTGACAATTAACAGCACGAAGAAGAAGCCAGCCACTTTAGCTAAGGCAAGAAAAGCGGTAGAGATGTTTCTCTCCTACCGTAAAAAGCCTGATATTGCATTGCAAGATGTAAGCCGCACCACTGTTACAGGCTGGATTGAACACATGCAAAAAACTCTTTCACAACAATCAATTGCAAATTATATCAGTCCAATGGCCCAGCTATGGGAATTAGCTTCATCACGTTACCACGATGCGCCAGAAAGGGCGCTCTCCCCCTGGCGAGGGCATAGGCTTGATGTGGCACAAAGTAGAGAGAGCTACGAGGCATTTTCTAACAAAGAGCTATTGCAGGTGTTGCAAGTATTTTCCGGTAATTCAGCAGAAAACAAAGAAATGACGGCTTTGTGTCTTATCGGTTTATATACAGGTATGCGGATCAATGAGATAGCAAGTCTCACAATAGACGATGTGAAAGAGATCGAAGGTGTGCTGTGTTTTGAAATCACACAGGGAAAGACGAAAGCTGCGGCACGTGTTGTGCCTGTGCATAACCTTATCACTCCGTTGGTGTTGTCGCTGCGTGAAAAGCCTCACAATGGCTTTTTGTTCTATCACGCCAGCATTACAGAACGTGCTGACGGTAAACGCTCTACGTGGCATACACAACGATTTACAAGAGCTAAACGAAAGGCTTTAGGGGAAAAGGGAACAGAAAGGAAAGTGTTTCATTCTCTGAGACACGGAGTAGCACAGCTTCTTGATCGAAATCAAATTCCAGAAGACAGGATCGCCCTTCTCCTGGGCCATACACGCGGCAATACAGAAACATTCCGCACATATAGCAAAAATGCAGCTTCTCCAATAGAGCTTAAAAAATATATTGAGCTTTTACGCTACCCTGAAATAGAGAAAGGCTTATCAATCAATAAAAAATCAAATTTAAGGCGTAAAACAACGCTATAGACGTAATAAAGAGGCTTCAATATAGACTGATGCCTCTTTTATGATTATCTCGTTACAGAGCGTTTCATAGGCGTTTAAGGCTATTGTTTAAATACTGGCGTTACAACGTCTTGCCCTGGGCTTTTTTGATTTTTCTGTTCTGTTGTATTTACCTGCATTTTAACCTGGCCTCCTACAGATTTATTTGGTGCTGTTTTTACCGCAATTGCGCTTGTAGTTGCTTTAGAGACAAGACGGATTTGCTCAAAATCAAGAGTAAACAATAGGCTTTCGCTTGCTTCTTCTTCGTAAGACATGCCAACTAACACAACGTTGTCATAATTTTTTAACTCAGTGACAAGTAGGAAAGGTTGGCGACTGTCCATCAACTGATTTAGGTATTCAAGCATAAGCATACGTCGATTGCCGTTAATTCCAGCATTCTTAATCATATCAGGATTGAGCTTCAATACGGTTTCAGAGATACGCCCTTGTAATGTGAACTTGTTATTCCGTATTTGAACATGATCACTAACTTCTGATCCTGATTCGACGGCATAGCTTGTAACGTCCGCATTTCTGCTAACTTTCGTCGATTCCACGCTATCAAATGATAATGCCTGGTAGTCATTGTAAGCAGCATTTGCACCACTGCCGAGATTAGAGGTAATGATCGCAAAGCCGTTACCCCCTTTGGTTGTTCTACCGTTGCTATCGTTGCTTGTGCTGTTGATTTTCGCCTCAGTCGGGCGACCAATGGTTAACGGACCCATTGCCATAATTTGTAATCCTTATTTAAGGGGGCTAAACAGCCCCACAGTGATGATTAATAGGTTGACCCGCCTGACATAACACCCAGCGTTAATAGCTTGCTAAACTCAGCGGAGGATGCCTTTGATTTGAAGTCGATAAATTCGCTCAATCGTCCGGTGTCTGATTCGATAGTTAGCGGCACTTCTGCATTTACTTGTAATTCTGGATTGAAGTTAATAACAGGTGCAAAGGTGTAAGAAGGAGCCTTGAAAGCTTGTTGTGCTGCACTCTGTTTCAGATTTGCAATGTTTTGTCCTTCGAGACTGTATTGATTTACAGCCTGCGCCCCACCTACCGTTTCTTCTGGCATAAACCAGCTTTTAATAGTGTTAACCAGGGAATTGCTGTTATCTGGCTTAGTTGTTCCGGTGCCAGCGCCTTTATATTGATCAGGAGTGAGATTAGAAAGATTCTGCTTCATTCCTTCGTTAGATAGTGGCGGTGCATCCCCTAAATTCTTCTGAATAGCTTCCGTCTTCTCGTCGTTTTTCATCAGCCAGTTGATTGTTTTCATTACGGCGTTAACCAATCCGCCGATAGCCTCGCCTAATTTGGTAAACATTGGCAGCATTGCAACCATGCTCTTTTTAAACTCTTCAATCACTTTCGGATCAAGAGATTTCATAAAGCCATCAACAAAGGCGATCCCTTGTGAGTCAGAAAGCCCACTAAGTGCATTATTCAGTTCACGGAATTTAATAACGCTTTCCTGTTGTGCCTGTGTTACCCAGCGCCCTGATTCTCGTTGTTCTCGTGCTGATTGTTCCACTTCTTTAGCGGAGCGTGTCCAGTATTTAGAGGTGAGCATCAAATCATCAGCCAGATCTTCCAGACGACTACCGATTTGTGCATCTGAATAGCCTTTCTTCACCATTCCCTGAACTGCTTTACTAACCAGACCAGCCGGATTATCAGCAAAGTCTTTTAGATCCTTTTTAGTTAAGAATCCTTCATTCATTAAAGTATTGATGCCGCTATCGCCGCCCTTCCATTCACCTTTGCCTGTTTTTTTATCGACTACATATTCAGCCTCATCATAGCTTTTGGTTGCACGCTCACGCACATCTTTCATCTGATCGAGATACTTACGTTTACCTTGATCCCCCATCATTGAATCAACGCCGTTTTTGTAGGCCCATTGCTCAATATTGTTCATCTGGTTAACGTCTACACCGCCCAGCTTCGCACGGCTATACAATTCACCCAGCGTTTCAGCATTCGCAAAGCTGTTAGTAACAAATTCAGAGGCTTTGCTCATAGCCATATACGTAGCGCCAGCGCCTAAGCCACCCAGCATAACAGCCGCAGCACCGCCGCCAATACTCCCGCTACCCTTAACAGGTGCATAGGCTTTAGCGTGAGCGTTACGATTGCCATTAATCTTACGTTGTTGCTGTTGTAGGCGTTTCATTTGGCTATTCATACGTGCCAGACTAATAGCTCCTCTTTCATATTGGAGGGCAATTTCTCTAGCCTGTGCAATAGCTTTATATTGTTCCGCTACAGAAAGGCGGTGCAATGCACTAATGCTTGATCCAACGTCTAACAGTTTTAAGTCTGCCTTCTCTTTGCGTGCTGCCAGGGCTTTTTGTTCTCTTGCAACTACACGTTGAGCGGCTAATTGTGCTTTAGCATTGGCTTTATCTGCCTGTGCTTGCTTTTTAGCAATATCGTCTACGTCTTTTTTTGCTTTAGAAGTTGATTGTTTATGTGTCTTAACACGCAATTCTATATCTTTCACCGCCGCCATTTGTTTACGAAGTTTTTCTACTTCTGCTTTTGCTTTCTCTAATGATGGTCGATCAACCTGGAAGGTGACAACGTTTGATAAGCGGCTGACGTTAAGTTCTAACATGCTAATTGTTTCCCTGTATTATGATTGTTGTTTATTATTGTTTTTTAGAGCAATAGTATTGAATTGCTTCGAAAGTGCTGCACCCAGTCTGAAAGACACGCTGGCGCACATTATTTGCATCAATTTCTAAAAGGCGGCAAAGCGCCGATGTGTTTATAACTGATTCCTCGCTAATAGCTGCCAGTTCTTTTACAGCCTTAAGAATAAAGGATTGTGAGTTTTCTGTATTCATTGGTTTTCTCTCACATATATATTTTTATTTGGGTTTGTAGACAGTAGAAAAACAAAAAGGGCAAAGAGATTCGTTACTGTATTTGCGCCTACAGGTTAGTTAATCCCTTTACCCTTATTGCCCCGATGGGGAATCGTCTATTAACGCTTTATTACGCAGCAGATCCGAAGATGATAGCTTGCGGAATGTTGTTTACTGGCAGATAAGATGTCTCAGTAACCACAGATGGGAATTGGAATTCATCCTTGATTAGATATTGGTGATGCAACACGGCATCTTGACCTAACTCAGCATGACGCACACCAACGCCGCTATGAAGCTGGTAACACTGTGCCGCTTTATCCATTACCGGAACAATTGCGAAACCGTTCTCTCCGATGTGAGCAACAATCTCAGGAAACATTGACACATCAATAACAGTGATCCCACCAATCTGGAAAGAGTCATAGGCTGGGTTAGAATCAACCATACGGGTAAACAGGGCCGTAGCACTCGCATCGCCTGCATATTTCACCATGTCACTGATCAGCGGGTTAGATGACAAACCATCAGCAGCAGTGCCAGCAGCAAAGATAATTACACCAGTTCGCTTTGCAGCAAGACCAGACCCCAGCTTTTCACTCTGTAAGCGCACCGCTTTACGAATAGCAAGGAACGGGTTAACAGTAGTCGATGCAAAGTCGATAGCGGGTACCGTGGTTTTAGCCTGACCGTCGAGGAAGTCGAGATCACCTTGTCCGGCATATTCAGATTCAACTTTCAGGCCCAGCAGCGCGGTAATCAGATCCACTTCAACACGGTTTGCGTGTGAACGGTAATGAGCCTCAGAGAAATCATTAACCGCTACCAGCATAGCATCAGAACGGTTTGGATATTGGCGGCTGTATTGTTCCAGGTCACGAGAAGTAACAGCGTTAATACTGCCGACGTGTTTCATCTGGAAAAGTTTGTTTGACCATTCCTGACGTTTAGAGGCGTTCCAGTCGCTTTGAGCGTAAGGCGAGGTTTCCCCAGCTACCTGCACAAACTGATCAATCAGGTCGGTAAGAAGAATGCTGTTTTCTGTATGATATTGCACATCGAACAGATCGAGATTAGTAATCAGGGTATTAAGTGCATTCTCATAAGCAAATGGAGTTACTACCGCAGTATTAACGCCAAAATATGTTGATAAATCATTCATTATTATTTTCCTTGTTAAGTCGTAGGGATCGCAAGTTCTTCATAACCAGCAATTACAAAGCCGAGAGATTGCAGTTTTGCAATAACACTTGCCTTTTCCATGCTGTTAAATTCAATCCCATCTTCAGCCAGAATAACGAAAGTAGGATGTGCAACCACTACGCTTTCCTGTCCTTCATAAGCCGGTTCAACTACTACGTGAGCAATATCAGATGCGGTTGTTGCTTTGGTGCCATCGGCTTTCAGCAAAGCCCCGACAATAAGATCGTCAGTGAGAGGTGAAGCCAGTTTGACGAGGCGATCTTGCAGCACTGGATCAGCAGCGTAAGCTACTACCTTACAGCGTGAACGGGAGTTATCCGCATTCACTGCTTTTAATTTTCCATATGGGTTAGCCATAAGATTATTTTCCTTTCAGTTGTTTAATTTTAGATTTAAGGGCATCAGCAAGACTAACCGCATCAGCCGATTTAAATAATTGAGCAGTGGTAGAACGAAGACTTTCGGGAGTAACTCCCAACAGTGCGGCAACCTTAATGAGGTTTTCATCACTAACAATCATCGTTTCCCCGTCTTTGCTGATAATCATTTCTTGTTTCATAAATAATGTTCCTGTTAGTGCCAGACAAATAAAAAGCCCCAATGCCGTAAGAGGTTAATTCTGACCAGCAAAGGGGCTTTAACGTGCGGGCAATTACATAATTGATAAGTTAAACTATAAGAGGATTAAACATATCAGCAAATACACTTTTTAAATATACTTGATGATATGCTTAAAGGGTGAATAGATACTCCTGAAAACATGCTCTTAGGAAAACATGCGGAATCAATCAGGAATATCTATTCGGGGCGCGGTGGCCAACCGCTATCTTTCATGGTGTGGATGCACCAGTCAGATTTTAAGGAATCACTATTCCAATCTACTCACAGATTAAATTTTTAATAATGATTAACTACACCAACAGTAATCTACCGTTTCAGAAAATCGTTTTTACAACCAAAGCTTATAGATCCGCATTCTATAAAACCCGTTTTGCTATCAATATTTCCAAAGTTTATTGCACCATTCTTAGCTAAACTCTCTCTGCTTGCGGCTAACGCTATGCAGATGATTGTTTTTGACAACAACTTAATAGATTATTCTGTTACTAACTTCTGTCATTAAATAATAGTTTAATGATGTTAGTAAATAGTTATAAAATATAACTATCAGTGTAAGGCTCTTTAATGTTTTCTGACAAAATAAGGAGCTTTAGGATAAGCATAGATGAAAAATAATAGCGGGAAGGGCAAGGAGATAACACCTACCCGCTTTTATCAAAATTAAGCACAATGCCTAACAACATTCATCAACACAACGTAGAAACAATCAACAATCAAAGAGGGAGTTATGATTATTCTAAAACTTCTTGAGAGATGGAAGGTAATATTTGTTAGAGGTTAATGCCACTCAACCTTTGAGGCTATCACCTTCCATATGCAGGGATTTATGACAGTAGAAGGATTAACACCAACTAAAATCTTTTTATCTACCCCTAAAATTATTATATAACAAAATCATTATAAATGCAAATAATTTTCATTATCATTTAGAGAAAATAGCACTTTTTGCTAAATCATCTACTAATTGCTGAATCTCTTCACTTGCAACCTTTAACGTGGTGGCGATGTCTGTGATGATTTGATTACACTGTTTTGCATCGTCCTCTGATACGCTCACCAGAGAGATAAAATCGTCAAGGCTTACATTCACCTTCATTAAGCTAATAACGCATTGAGAGAGCGTGTAATCGCATAAATCTGAATAGGCTTGATTTATTCTTGTTTGTAGTGAGATAGTCAGATCTAAAAGTTGTTCCATTGCATTGCTAATATCTTCTTCCATTATGCGTATTCTCCTTGTAATGCATCATTAATCATATTCAATACGATGTTAAAAGGTGTCTTGAGCGTCAGCACTTCATCACGGTAACGCTCTAATGCTTCGTAGTCTTCTGTTTCTTTTGCCAGCCGAATTAACTCTGCATAGTTTTTTGCATCAGACAGGATCATCTGAAATAATTGTGTTTCTTGAATATAGCCAATCATTATTTTTCCTTTTTTGAATATTTTCATTGGGCGCTTATACATACACCCATCATTTTATTAGTTAGAACGTTTGTTAGAAGCTAATGTATCTTCTAAATGAGCCATCAGATCGACTTCCGATGCACCACCTACACAATTATTGAAAGCGTTAAATCCCAAAAAATGATGATAGGAGCTAAACCCTAAAAGCTGCCAACGTTTCAGAGTGCCATCAGAAATGATAGTTTGTTTTCTTGTTCTTGGGCGAAAGTAAACGCCTGGCATTGATTGGATTATTTCTAATTCTTCATCACTTAATTCAGGGGATTCTGTTTCAAGAATAAAGATTATCTCTTCCCCTGGAATTTCGTTATTGGTGTGTGTCGGTGGACGTTGTCTTTTTGAATTGAAATTACTGTTTTTTTCAATACGTTTTAAGTTGTTCTTTTTCTTTCTTCCCATTTTTCCCTCTTTTTATGTGGATTATAAAAACTGGACGCCATTGTTACGATGAATATCGCCATAAATGCATTTGCCATATGTATTGCCCGATCTGTTGTTATTGATTGTTTGTGAGAAACAATTCAAAATCTTTGTTTAATTTCAAAAGACGAAATGTAGTGCTGTTAATCCCTTCATAATCCAGCACACCGAACGATGTAAAATGATTTAACCAATGATTTACGTGTTGTGCGCTGTAGCCGCCTAAACTACAAAAGCTAACCACTGTCGGTGGTGAAAACTCTATGTCCAAAATAGCTTTTAAAATGTTGTATCCGCTTTCAGTTATTTCAATAGTTTTGTTTCCTATAGTGATGTTATAAGTCATTTATTCTCCTTAGAAGGGTAGTGAATCATATATTGTGCTCTCACTTTTGAGATCAATTATCAAAGAGTCAAAATCATTTTCACAAAGATAGATATTCTTTGAATCTAATGCTCGTTTTACAAAATCTTCTGTTTCTTCGTGCGGTGGTTTCTTCTTATCAAGGGAAAGAAGCCAAGTAAAAATTTCGGGCCGCTCAGGGAACTCTGGCTCTTGTGTTTCTTCTTCAACGATGATTTCGGAAACATTCAATATTTCATTAGATTCGTCTTCTTTCTCAGAAGGATCAGGTAGTGATGACTCTCCAGGGGGAGTAATATGTGCATCTGTGAATGGTAATGCTTTATAGAGTGATGTTTGCCCGTCCCGAGCCTCTACAGAAAGAACTCCCATATCAACAAACATATTTATAATATTGCGAACCTGGCGATCACTAACCATTCCAATATTAGATAATGTTTTTTGAGTGGCGTAACATTCTTGCCCTTGTTCATTGAATCCAGCTATATAGCTATAGATTTCAACGGCTGGCAGTGTAGCGGTGTATTCATTACCTGACGGTGAGAACCACTTTTTAAACATCTTCAACCACTGCTCAACGACTACATATTTTTGTTTACCATCTTTCTGATTTAGACATTTGGCTTTCGCTTCGGCAATTGTTTTGATATTTTTGATCATTTAGTTCCTCCTTTGTAAGGACTGTAATTAGTAATTCATTAACAAGTTTTGGAATTGATTTCCCTTCTGCCTTTGCACGATTTAACAACGCGTTATAAGTTGCAGAATCAAAATTAATATTCATTTGGTTTTCTCCTTCTCCTGTTATTATTCTTTCTCTGCTCCTGCCTTACGCAGTTCATCAATAATTTTTAGTGCATCGTCAAAACATTTTTCACGCTCTGGATAACCACAGCGTCGCGCTGTGTTCCTATTCATTCTTACCCTAAAGCGGTTGATCTCACCACGTTTCCAGGCTTCAACTACATCTTGAGAAGTGAAATACTTCACTAATTAACCTCCTATTCTATTTGGTTAAAAGAAAAAGACACCTTGCAAGCCTCTTGGGCTTCAAAGTGCGGTGCATTGGTTTAATTATTTAGAGGATAGGAATGTTTTCCTGTCCCTAATATTACTTTACCATAACTAAAGGCTTTTGTCAACCCCCGCCCATAAAATATTGATCATTTTTCAGTATGTTATGATTTTGCTTAGCAATTCGTGCTCTTCTGTGTGATGCTATTCTTCCTTATTCTCTAAAACGCGTTCTAACGAGGTTTTGATAAAAACAATACATTCCCTTATGTAATGACAGTTTAGCTCGCCAGAGGTTTATTTAAGGGGCTTATTTTGTATTTGTTAGGTATATGAAAAGGAGATGATAGATAAACTCTAATTTCAGACACCTTATAAAATACCTGTAAAGCTCCTCAGAAGCTCTATAATGAGCTAATCTATTACCGCTAAGGTTTCCCTGCCTTATATACGTTTAGCTCGCCTACGGCTTGATTTAAGCGGTAGAAACTTATTTAACCTTCAACTACTAAAACCATTCTTTCTTTTTTGTTTGTTGTTGGTTGTTGTCTGTGTCTATGTGCTAACATCGCTAACGCGTAGCACACAAGGTTATTGCACTCGTCAGAGTATTGCACAATAGATTTTCTCTTAAATAGATTGATGATCGTTAGATTGGCGTAAGCCTCATCAATGGAACTATTGAAGCGCACAGCGCAAGACTATTTAGCCTTACGCAAGCCGTAGGCTATTTGCACATAGTAGATTACATATTCGTTGTGAGCGGCATTAGCGAACATAGATCTACTAACTAACATCAACAAACAAAAACTATGTGTTATGACAAGCAGTCTAACGACTAACACTCTAACTTGTGCAAGGTTCTGGCGAATGCCAATAGATTAAGGGTATAATTATTCTTATAAAGATAAAAAAGAATTATATTATATAGTTTAATTGTAGTTTAATTATAGTATTGTCGGAAATCATTTCCTAGGTGATAGGAACTCATTTCCTAGGTAGGTAGGAAACCACTTCCACGGTTATTTCCTAAATAGATCGGAACTCATTTCCCAGGTGTTATTTATACTTATCGGGTATCAGACTTGATAGGGGTAGCTCACAGTGACCTACCGTTACATCCAATCATCACATAGCATCTGTGCAATGATCTTCTAAAAGTGTTTCTTGCTACCAAAATTAAACATCTAAAACAGGCTTAAATTCAATGTAATTGATGATTAATCCCTGTGTAATTCCTACGTAAAAATCCAATGAAAAGTAGCTTAAAAAGTGCAATGTTAGCTTTCTTCACTTTTACATCACTTTCGCAAAGCCTTGTGTAATACGGCTTACAGAGCACTATCAGAAATTGTTGATTAAAAATCAATCTATTATTTGTCGAACAAGTTTCCTTTAATGCAACAAAAAATTATTTTTTCAAAATAAACACACTATTTAATAGCTTGCTAATTTTACCAAAATGTAACTACATGATTCTCATGCAAGACGTGTAGTGATAAAGCAGGCTAAATCACCACACTAAAAACCTTCGAATTTCGTAGTGAAAAAAGTCCTTTACACACCTAATCAACACGATCAATAATCACTACACACAAATCAACACAGAAGGAAAATGAAAATGGCTAATATTGGATACATTAGGGTATCGACTGTGCAACAAAACACAGACCGTCAATTAGCTGGAGTAACTCTTGATAAAGTCTTTGAAGATAAAGCGTCAGGCAAGAACACTCAGCGCCCACAGTTTGAGGCAATGATGAACTATGTGCGGGAGGGTGACGTGTTACACGTCCATAGTATTGATCGCCTTTGTCGTAATACAGCCGACCTTCTGGCAACGGTTGAGCAATTAACAGAGCGCGGCGTGTCTGTGCATTTCCATAAAGAAGACTTTAAGACAGGGAAGAACTCTCCCGCAGGGAATATGATGCTCACAGTGCTTGCAGCAGTGGCACAAATGGAACGTGAAATGATGCTTGAGCGGCAGCGTGAGGGGATCGCCGCAGCTAAGGCCGCTGGACGTATAGCAAAACGTGGTAATGGAAAAGCAATTGATCGAGCGGGAATTGTTGCCGCTCTCGCGAATGGTGGATCAATTCGGAGCGTAGCAAAAGATTTCAGTGTCAGCACACAGACGGTGCAACGTATCAAGAAAGAGCAGGAAGCGTAATGCCTCCTGATATTTGAGAATTGTCGCTGCGTGGACCTGACGCCGCTGATCTTCGCGTTAAACATTGATCACGTCTGCGCCGATTTCAGAGAAAAAGACAGTAACTGAACTCACTATGAAGGCTAAACGTATCTTTACACTTGATGAAAACGTTCAAAAAACAACCTAACCCCAAAATTCAACAAATTGCAACACATTGTTTTTTAAAAGAAAATTAAATCTACATCAAATATTGGTTGACGTAGATTGAGGTGAATAGTAGACTATTAGGGTAAATTACCATCCTTGTAACATCATTTAATGCATGTTCTAATCTTCCTATCGTAAAACCGGAGGAAGTTATGCATTTACTTTCAAAACATCTTCACACTATTCACTTTCTCGTTATTGATGTATTCGTTGTGGCTATTAGTTACCGCATTTGCATCGCTTCCAGTGAAGAGATGGACGCTGTTGCAATTATTGCTCAAGCAATGGCGATGTTAACTAAACGACTTTAATAATTTCACTATCAGGTGCATAAACACATCTTTGATCGCTGGATGTGTTATGCGCCTACTGGTGGTTCAATCCTTAAGCCATTTCAACTCACTAAGGAGTTTTCTTTCTTCGTTCTCTCGCTGTTTACGCTCTAGCCAGGCTTTTCCTTCTGGCGTAGACAGGAACTTACGAGCGTGAATCTTGCGGTTATTACGTTTGATAGCTGCAATGTTTTTCAT